TACCACTCCTTTATCATCGTAAATGTGATACATCTTATCTGTCGCCTGCTGCTCTGTTTTCTGATTTGAATACATCAAATTCTCCTCCTGGATAACGCTTCTTGAGTTTGTTGACATTAGTTCCGATCAACTCATCGAAGGATATATCGAGTGCCATTGTAGCTTGAGCAACATACCACATGATATCACCCAACTCAATAATGAGATGCTCACGATTATCGTCATTCCATGGTTTTCCTTGGAAGACCATCTTCTTAATGATCTCAAGGAACTCACCACCCTCAGCATTAATTCCAACCCCAGCAGTAAGAAGTCTCTCAATATTGGCACCTTGTCTATCCAACTCACCAATACGGTCAGCGAAATCAACAAAGTTTGTAGAACAATCTGAAGTGACTTCTGCCACAAATTCTTGATAGCGTTCAAAATTAACCTTTGACATGTTTCAAATAATAAAGTTACTAAATTTATCGATGCGTTTTTGACGATTTGATACGTCTTCAAACACATCAGATGGTTCTTCGTGATCGGTGATTGCAAGTTCTGCTGCATCATCGTCCACATTATACAATTTCATCTTCGCTCTGTCAACCCCTACGGTAAAGCGTCGATGCATTGTTGGATCGCCATAGCGATTCTTTAATTGTTTTACCATAATGCGACCTGATTGTTCTAACTCCTCAGTAGAGATTAGAGCAAACATAAGATCAGCAGTAGCAGGTAAACCAAATGACTCAGAAGTATCAGTGATTTCTACATCAGTAGAACCAAATCCACTACGAGTAGTTTGTGTTGCTGACACAATAGGGACATCATGCTCACACGCCAATCCACGCAACTCTTCAGCAATAGATTTCACATAAGTGTATGAGTTGACAATGTGTCCTCTGTATCTAGATGACGCACAAATATTTAGGTAATCAATAAAAATGATATCTGGTTTAAATGATTTTTTTAAAGATAGTTCATTCAATAAAGACTTAAAGTGACCAGCATGTGCGCTAGCAGTAGGATACTCTTTGATAATAAGTTTACCTTCTGTCTTTCTACCAATCTCAGCAACTCTAGATGTAAAGAGTTGTTCGGGTAATGTAGAAATGTCTCGAATGTTTATGTTCAAAAGATTAGCATCAATTCTCTCTGCAATTTTTTCTTCGGACATCTCAGCAGTGATGTACAAGACATTCTTACCTTGCTGTAGAGCAGCAGAGGCACAATGACACATGAATAGAGACTTACCAACACCTGTACCAGCAAGGGCAATAGATAGTGTCTTATTGGGGAGACCACCTTTAGTGATAGCATTGAATTTATCAAGATCAAAAGGAAGTTTCTCTTCATCTCTGTGATAGAAATCATATCTCTCGCTAGCGTTTTCTACGTAGTCGTGTCCGATATATTCATCAAACGATACTGCCAAGGCTTCTTGGAGAATGGAGGGTATCGCATCTCTCGAAATCTCTTTATCGCCTCCGTCTGCGATCTTGATCGAATGTAGGAGGGCATTGTAGATTGCTCGCTCTTGACACCACTTTTCAGTTCGGTCAACGAGCCATGCTGTGTTTGTAAACTCTTGGGGAAATTCCTTAATATGTTTAACAGATGTTTGATACGTTTCTTCGTTGAGATCATTGCGTTGTTGTAATTGAAGTATGACAATTTCAGCAGTTGGCATCTTATCATACTTAGAAGAGAAGTCATTAATCTCTTCAAAGATAATACGTTCAGAAATATCTTCAAAGTATTCTGCTTTGAGAAAGGGAACTACTTTGCGATAAAATTCCTCTGTAGAGAGGAGGTTACGCAAAATAGTTGTTTCCATTTTCTCACTCATCTTCTGTACCATATAAAAATTCTTTCTGTGCTTGTTTGTCGATCGCCTCTAGGATTTCTTGGGTGAAGTAGGACTCTGGATCTTTGAGAATTTGTTTGGCATAGATTTTCTTTCCACCAATTTCATAGCGTCCAGCAACATTTTTCCACAACCCTGCTCGCTCGCCAATCTCAAGTAATCCATAATGCTTCTCCAAACCTCTAGAATCAAAGTATAGTCTAGTCTCTACTTTGGAACCCTCGCGTGTCAAACGAGACTTCTTAGCCTCGCATTTGATAATGTTTCCGATGAAATCTGTTCCATCTTTCTCTTTTTTCTTTCCGAGATAAACGATTGTGCTAGCAGAATACTTGAGTCCACTGCCTCCCCCCATTTCTTTTGCAGGGTGATAAGCGCCGATGACATCATAGGTGTGGTTGGTAACGATCATTGGTATATTAGCCTTGCCAAGCTTCAGTGTCAAGATGCGAAAGGCAGATTTGACCAGTTGTGCTTTTGTCATATCGCGGACGTTCTTGTCGTCTGCTGCATCCTGAACCTCTTTGTTGGTGGCAAGGTTACCCAAAGAGTCTAGCACAAACATGAGTGGTTTGCGGTCTTCTTCAGGTTGACTCATGAATTTGTCCACAATTCTTACTGATTGTGTGCGGAACTCTTCAATGGTATTGATTGGGAAAATCACCATGCGTTCGGAGTCAATGTCACGACTCTCAATCATCTGCTTACTAATGGCAGACTCAGTTTCAAAATAGATGACTCCAGCACCAGGATCAGTATCGAGGAAATGCTTAACGACAGAAAGACAAAAGAAAGTCTTACCCGTGCCTGATTCTCCTGCCACGGCAGTAATTTTATTGGAAGGGAAACCTCCAAAAATCGAACCACTAACCAGGGCGTTAACAACGTAACTCCCAGTATCAACGAAAGATTCAATATCGCCAGCAGCAACCCCGTCGCTAACAAGACTAGCATACTCATTCTTGCTGTCCTTAACGATTGTATCTAGAAATCCCATAGTTATAAAAATGATAATAGTGAAACTTTTTTTTCGTAATCCCAATCAACGCATCCTAGCACATTCTTTAAAGGTTCTAGGAATGACTTCTCAAATTGTAATTGATAATCAATGTACTTGTCTAAATTAAATTCTTTAGGGATGTCACTGAAGAAACTAATGCAGTTTTGCATCATTGGATTTGGTGTCTTCAGATAAATGAATTTAATTTTTTCTCCTTCCTGAATGATAGGATACTTATTAGTTATCTTGTTCTTGCGAACATAGTAATTATAAAGTAAGGATCCTCTCACATGGATAGGTGTTCCCTTGCGATAAATGTCATGGGAACATTTGTATTTGGTCATGCCATTGCATCCACGGGGGAAAGCAATGTTCGCATAGTCCTGGTTTCTAGTATCTTTTTTTACAAACTCAATGAAATCAATCAAGTCTTCATTAGTTTGTGTCAAGATTAATTTGAATGCATGATATAGTTTATCGCGATAGTATTGTGGTGTGGATGAACGAGCAGTCTCCAAACCACAGATTTTCATCTTAGGTTCTTTATATCGAACCCCTTCACTATCCCAGACGTTGAGAATATATCTCTTCTTAGCAGTCCAGACGCCACGATTAGCGATGTTCTCTCGCTTCATGACCATCTTCTGCTGGTATGCGTTCATGTAAAGGGCGAGCTCTTGGTAAGAACTTTCAATATACTTTTCAAGTTCCACTTGACACACCTTGTCAAGGAACCCGACAATTCCTTCATCAGTCTTCTCTCTGTTGGCGTATACAATTTCAACCAGAGGACCCAAGTTAAGATACACAGAGTCGGTATCAGAAGCAATAACGTAATCAACATTGTCAGTCTTAAGAATCTTGTTTAAGTATTTGTTTAACTTCTCTTGAATCCATCGAATCGCGAGTTGACCAGAACAAGTAATTGCTTCTGCAATCTCAAGTCGAAAGTATCTAAAGTGTTCGCTGCCGATAGCACCATAAGCAGAGTTCAAAGAGATCTTCTTTGCCATCTGGATGTTATTGCAGCGAGCAATCTCTTTCTTCAATTCAATAGTAGGAGTCTTCTCATACTGCTGCTTGGCTTCAAGCATCTTCTTCTTATAGATGACACGAGAATCATACATTTTCTGCATCATCATGGGAAGAAATCCCATCTCATCATTTTTATACAGAGTGCCATTAGCAGCAAGACAATCAGTAATACCAGATGTGTCTATCTCTTTCTCAAGCAACTTATCAATAGTTGCTGTAGGGTGTCGGTTTGGGAGCAGGGTCTCTGGTGAGAGGTTATACTGCATGATAAGATGAGGGTATAGACTATTAAGGTCAAAGCTGACAACCCAGTCATAAAAACCTGGTTTAGGTTCCTTAACGTATGCACCAGCATACTTAGCGTCTTTTCTTGCTTCCTTCTTGGGGGGTATTGCAATGTTTCTCTTTAGCAACTCGACGTAGATATAATTATCCCACATGCGAACTTGAGAAAATACATCCTCAAAGTTTACCTTAGCATCGTATGCCATGGTGAAGGCAAGTTCTAGCAACTTCATCTTATCATCCAACTGGTCAACCAGGCGAACGTCAATGATGTTGTATTCTACAAATTTATGCCAGTCTTTAGTATAGAACTCTTTGAATGTATCAAACTCACTATGATCTAGTTTTTTTGTACCAAGTTCTACACTAGCAATATGATCCAAACGATAAGATGCTTGGTTAGTATAAGTAAACTTACGATACAACTCAAGATAGTCTAACGTTGCAACACCAGAGATGTCATAAGCAATTTGCTTGCGACCTTTAATGTAAATCTCACGACAATATGTAGACTTCCATGGTGACAATAACTTAGCGTCACGCTCACCAATAACACGTTCGATACGCTTACTGATGTAAGTCATGTCGAACAACTGCACGTTCCACCCAGTGATAACATCAGGGTAGTTGCTCATCCAGTAATGGATGAATGCCTGCAGCATACCAACCTCGGTACTGAAGTGCATGTAGTCCACATCCTTGTGGGTGTTATCAAACGCATAACGTCCGAACACCTGGATGCGTCTTGTGCGACTATCCTTCAAAGAGATTAGAAGGATCTCCTGGTCGGCAGTTTCGATATCAGGGAACCCATTCTCTGCTGCTGTCTCGATGTCAAGTGTGAACACACGAATCTGACTTGAGTCAAACTCAATCTGATCTGCAGGATATTCTTCTGCAATGTATTGATTCAGATAGCGAGTTTGACCACAGATCTCAAAGTCAGGAATGTCTTTATGATCATCCACAAACTTTCTTGCGTCACGAATAGTTCCCTGCTGTACAGGACGAACGTTCTTACCATCCAGAGTCTTCCAGCGAGAAGGTTGTTGGGTGGGCAGATACAACGTAGGGTTAAAAGGGACCTTATCGCTGAACTGGTTTCCGTTTTGGTATCCACGAACCTGGATATTATTACCTGCTTGCTGAACGCTGGTGTAAAACTTCATTCCTCTTTTGCTTTTAAGTCATAGTATAGTGAAGAGAACATTGGCGATGGATCAGCAATAAATGTAATATTTTCTGAACGAATCGTCAGTTCTCTATCTTCGCTGTAAGGGGGAAAGGGCACTAGCTGTTCCATTACCCCGTTTACCTCACATGCGTATTTTAGCATACAATCGGGTTGACCGAACTCAGTACCATCAATTTCTTCAACTTCTGCTACGATCCAGTGACCATCAATTTTCAGGAGTTTCAGCATCCGATTCCTCCTGTGCAAGTGGGGTAGCAATAGGATGCTGATCAGTATTTCCTGCAACTCCAGCAGTAGGAGGAGCATCGACACCAACAACTTCAGTGATCTCTGCTAGTTGTGCTTCCATGTTAGGGTTTGTTTGACCCTCTTCCCACTTAGGAAGTTCGTTATCCTGTTGGGCAACCAGAGAAGCAATCTTCTGGCGGTATGCGCCATCCAAACCTTGATCAGGAATACCGATTGCTAGAATGCTGTCAT